AAAAAACCAAACTATGCTAGGACTTAATTAGTTCGTCAAACTCTTGCCACATTGTTTGATCCTGACCCCAATATCTTTCACCATTATATTTCATCTGTATTGAATATAAAACTGTAGTGTGATCTTGACCAAATATTCTACCTATATCTGTAAGTGACATTTTATATTTTTCTGCAAGTATATTATGTATGATGTTTCTAGCTCGAACAAAGTCTTTGGTTCTTTGTTTACCAATTAAATCTTTTTTACTAAGCTCATACTTCAAACAAACTTTATTTAACAAATCATCAATGACAGACTTTGGTGGGTTGCCTAGTTGATGACCAATAATTTTTTTTGGCTTTGCCATTCTTTCAACAACATCAGCTTTAGTCGATAGTGCTAGTAGATAACCTTCTTTGAAACCACCCTTGTATAGTTTTACTTCTTGATCATTCAACAAATGAAATGCTTTCTTGTATTGCTTGATAAAATTATTGTTGCCTTTTTTATTTAAGTATTGATCGAATATATCGTTTATTAGAGACATAGTATCCCTGACCCTTTCTTTGTTTTTTATATATTGTTGATGCTTATCTCATCAACTGTTCTTTTGCTCTTTCAACTTTCCAAATCAATCTAAAGCTATCCCTTTTAAGTTTGTTAGCTTTATCCATTGTTGCAAGATATGCTTCATGTTTTTTTCTCTGAAGGTCTTGCAGCTTCTGAAAGTTTTGTTTCAGCTTTTCCATCCTTCTCCTTTTTCACTTTGGTAAAGTCTAGTTTTATTCCTGTGACTTTACATTCTACAAGCTCTCCTTGTGCGTTTGGGTTTGCAGCCTTTTCAATATCATCAAATCTTTCAGACAATAAAAAATTTGCCTCGCCTGATTTAATTCTGATATATTTAGTCATTTTTATCCTTTTTGTCTATAGTTAATTTATGCAGTTCTTTCGCCATTTTTGCATAAATTATTAGATCATCATAGTTATCTGACTTATATTTCTTGGTAGTTCTATATAGTTTTAGACCCATCATTAGCTTTGCAACTTCATGCGGATCAATATCATCTTTGAGTTTGTCGTGTAGTATCACATTGAATATGACAGAAATAAGTCTAAAATTTTCCTTATAGTCGCCATATTCTGCTTCACGACTTTCCATAATTTTTTTTAGTATCTGATCGTTTAAATCTATTGTCGCCATAGTATATGGGTGGCGGGGAAAACAACTAAAAAGAAAGCCAGAAAGGGTTGGCTAAAAAAGAAAACCCCGCCACAAGTTACAAAAGTATATATAAATTATTAATACCTTCGTGGTTTATTACTAGCATAAGAACTAGGCTTTGCAAAATCCTTTTTATATGCAAAGTTTGGTGTTCCTCCGCCTCCTCCTTGTGATTGTTTTGAACTATTAGATGGCACTAACCTTACTGTTAATCCACCTGTAGGCTGATCATTTTCATCAGTAGTATCAAAACCTGCTGGATCATACCAAGTATCTCCTATTTTTACACCTAGTTTCCATTTCTTACCTTCTGGTGATTTTGGATTTATAGGTGCTACCCAACTTGGGTGATTCGCTGCTGCTCTCTCTTCATTAGGGATCAGCTTTATATATATGTTATCCATATATTACTCCTTGTCTGTTTAATTTAATCTCTTGAGTTTGATACAAATCTTCTATTTGTCTGTACTCTCTCAGAGACATTTTATTAGAATCAAATAGTTCGGGATATTCCTTTCTAAATTTCCTCAAAGCGAAGATGTCTTTTATACCTTTGACATGCTCTCTTATTTGATCCATATCGAGCTGCATATCCAACTCAATATTCTTTTTTCCATTTGTCTTTGGAATCTTTTGTGCAAATTCTTTCTTCAAACTTTCGACATATTTGCTATCATCAAACATGCCTAAAAATACATCTGCACTCATACCTAAGTGACTAAATGCTTTTGTCATTGCATCTGTCATAGCTTTCTTTGGTGCTTCATCATCTAAACTACCATTCTTTTTAGATAAGTTTTGTACTGAACATACTGGTCCATATTCATACCATTTGTTATCTAAATAATATTTTATAGATACTTCAGCAAAAACTAAACCATCTAAATATTTATATTCTACAGTATATTTCCAACCTTTACCTACTGGACCAAACATACTGGTCATCATCTGTATTTGATATTGTGGATCAACTGTTGTCAACTCCTTGCCAAACTTACCGAATGGCTTTGTATATTTGGGATCAGTTTTTTTTAACTTATCCCATATCTGCATTTTATTATTTTGCATCTAACCCCCATAGTTGTTTTATCTTTTGTTTTTGTTGTTGTATTAAATCCCTATAATAAAAAGGATGATTTAATTCTGGTGGTTCTGCAAAGTGTGCTAGTTTATTTAGATCACCTTTACAGAATATAATTAGTTGCTCCCATGATAATAATTTTTGAGTCATAATATTGTATTGTTCTTCTAAATAATCTTTTGATAAAAGCTCATGGCTATCATCAAAGATCACATAATCTTTTTCATTTACATAAAACAAAAAAGGTTTTCTTTTGGTGCAATGATAATAAAAAGATAGCTGACTTGCATGTAGATGATCAGGCTCAGTTGGTAAGTTTGTAGTAGCAAGATAATATTCATCCTTAGATTTTTTCTTTCTCAAACTTGGTGGCTTAGTTTTAGCTTCAGCTATGGCATTGTTGCTTTCATAATCTATACGACCAATAATATCATGCAGCATATTTTTTAGTTTTGCAGCCACATATCTTTCAGCGACTAACTTTTCGTTACCAAATATTTCTTTCAATACTTTGAATATATTTTGTATAGTTTGGTGTGCAGCTTCAAGCATAACTTCTCTAGCTACTTTATCTTTATCATCCACCGGGTCGCTGTCTTTATTTATTCTTGTAAGCTCTTGGTCAAAGACTTCATTGTAGTTTTTATTTGTAAGTTTGATTCGTTTATCACCCTCAAAAAGAACTTCACATTTTAACCTTTGAGCTGTGTTATTTGTAAGATTACCAAAGGGTGCTTTGTATCTAATCTTGAATGATCTTCTGACTTCTTGCGGTAAAGAATAGTTAATTAAGAACCTTGTAAAGTTCTGTGAAGAGGTAGGCGACCAATGGTCTAATCCTTTACCGCCATTAAAAGTCTCAAAATATTCTTTCATTGTTTGATTTATTTATACTGATTTTTACCATATTGTCTATATAATTTTTTGCTTGATTTATATAACCTTTATGGTATCAGCATATTTTCAGAAAGGAGTTTATGAAACTATCAGATTGGATAAAAAAGAATAACCTAAGTTATTCACAAGCAGCTAATAAGTTTGGTATTATAAATATAAATCCTGCAACTAATGTTCAACGCTACGCAAAAGGTGATCGAATACCTCACCCGGTAGTGATGAAAAAGATTGTTGTAGCAACCAATAACAAGGTACAACCTAACGATTTTTATGAAGAATACTGGGAAAGAAAAAAAGTTTAAATACAAAAGGGTCAAGATATATTGGATTGACATTGTATCAAACTCTGAGTGGATGAGCTTAGAAAAAGCAAAGGATCAAGTATATTCTATTTGTGAAGATACAGGCTATTTATTATACAAAGATCAAAAGAAGTTAATCATCTTTGCTTCACATAGCTTTGATGATGATGGTTCACTTACAGTTGGCAATACCACAGTATATCCAAGATCAGTAGTCAAAAAGATAGAGGTATTGAAATGACCTATGAAGGTATGCTTGAAGAAATAGAAGCTGTAAAGAAAGTCAAAGAGCTGCAAAAAGAATTAGATATTATTAAGACAGATAATGAAATAAAAGATTATGAAATAAGAAAGCTCAAAGATAAGGTAGATATGCTGCAAAAACAAAAAAAGATACTGCAAAACTCGATAAGGAAGTATGCCTAGATGGACTTACGCATTTAGCAATGGTGGTTATAACGATTGGCACAGACAATTTGAGGGATTAGCCGGTATAGACATAGATTTTATTGAAGTTTGTCCTAAATGTTATCAACCTTTAGCTGTAAAAGAGACTTGCTATGACAAGGGTCAAGTTTACAAGGCTACAACCCTTACAAAGATAGTCGCAGAGGCTCTTAAAGTACCCGGATTTTTAGTTTTCTATACTCCTATGAAGGATGATATGAAATTTAGGATAAAACGCATTACAGAGCCTGTGAGTGAGATATACAACATGACATCTGATGAATGGTTGTCTTATTTATATGAGTTGCATAAAGAACACAGGAGGTGTTGCAAAAATGTCACAAAGTAAATCGTTCAGTATTACAACTAAGAATAAAATTCTTGATATGAAATGGATTAGAACACCAGAAAATATTTGGAAAGAGCTTTGTAAAGAATTTAATTTTACAGTTGACGCTTGTGCATCAGATAAAAATCATCTTTTACCTAAATATTGGACAGTAAATAATTCAGCTTTAAATCAAAATTGGGATGGAGAAGTTGTATATTGTCATCCAATGTATGATATTAACATTCCAAAATTTATAAAAAAGGCTATAAAAAGCAAATGTTTATCTGTATTTTTATTACCAGCTTCAACTAATTCAGGGTATTTTCACGATTATTTATATAAAAAACCTAATGTTGATGTAAGGTTCTTACCTAGATTAACTTCAGGTGTTGGCTATAAAATGTTTTCTGATGAAAATGAAGAACCAAAGTGTGGTTATTTAAGACCATTAATGATTGTTGTTATTGATAATAGATGAAATATGAGCCACACATAAGGATAAAGTTTTCCTTGTTTAATGATACGCAGTTTAGAACCATTCCAAACAAGCAAAAA